CAGAAGCTGCTCATACATCTGGTTCTCAACCAATAACTTTAGCACAAAGTTCTCTTATAGTAGAGTCTGCTTCATTAGCTTCAATTACTGCAGGTGGATATACATTCAATGCTATTGAAACTCATTTGGTAAATAGTTATACAAAATATGGTAGAGAAAACTCAATTGCTGTTGGACAAAACTTTTGGGATAGTTCTTTCAAAATGGCAAGTGATGGTATTAGAGCTCCTTTTGATATTTATACAATTCCAACTACAACTGAAACAATTTCAGCATCAGTAAAATATACTGAATACTCTAATAGCAATTGTTCTGATATGTTATATTATGCTGGAACTATTTCAAGAAATGACCAGTTATTCTATCATACAGCAAAAGCAAATAGTGAAGATGTTGCTTGGTTCAACCCAGGTGGTTTCAGAAGTAAACTCAAGGGAAATTGGAATATGTTATATAATGTAGATAGTGTTGGAAGTGTCTACATTTTAGGTTTATCATATTCTGAAACAGATAACAAAATGGGAACTTTGGTTTCTCCATTAGCAACAATTTCTGATATTGGTTATATTTCTGCTGCTAATGACTTCATAGTATATTGTGATAGTAATAATAAATATTGGAAAATATCAAAAGAAGAAGGCGCTGAATTAGCATCTGTATTTGATAATAAATATATAATTGTAAATACAACTTCTTATTGGAATATGTGGGACTCTGATAAAAACAGAAAGTTCCATTATGCAACTGATTATAATAATAGAACAAAGTTTGGTCTTACAAGAACTGAATATAGGTCAACAGTTTCTACTTATTATACCTATGCAGATAGAAGAAAATATGCTACTTGTATAAATGCTAGTTATAATAATTTACCAAGATTACCAATAACTTCAATTATACCAGCAACATTATCTCTTTCTCATACTTTGACTGAAACTGATATTTCTCCATATATCAAAACATATTATAGTGAGGCAGATGAGGCCAGAGAAGTTCAAGCAATTGATGTTTATTTCCAAGGTACTTCTTCATCTGAAACTTCAACTAGATATATATGTTCTGTAAAAGTATTTACAAATGGAAATCAGATATATAGAGACGGAAATATTGTTGATACAGTATTTGCTGAGAATAAATCAACTATATTTATTACTGATATATTCAGTAAGTTTATAAATGGCGCTGGAAATAATGACTTCGTTATTGAAAATGAAGCAAAATATCCTTTGATTTATAATACTCAGAATAAGCCAATGTTCTTATATAACTTTACATCAGGTATTGATGCAGAAGGTGTAAAATGGTTCTTTGTAATTCAAGGACAATATTATGCTGTTATTGGTGAGAAATTATATGCTATGATTTATAGTAATGGTTTGATTTCTCAATCTGATGCAATAGTTGATATTAGAGATTTATATTATGTTGGAAATACTCCAGCAATTGCATTCTTTGTAAACCCATATACAAAACAAGTATATAGTTTTACTGGAGACGCAAACTTACAACAGATATTTGATGCTTCTAAATATAATTTTGATTTAGTTGCTGATAATATTACACACTGGTATGATGAGTCAACTCAATCTATTTATATCAAAACTGAACAAGGTCTATTGGTTTTTGGGCCACAAAATACCTATTGTTTAGAAGAGTTTACTGATATAAATGACATTGAGTTTGTTGATGGTGATATTCATATTATTGGTGATGAAAATGTAGATTCACTTAGATATTACCACGATATTGAAGAATATGAAGATTTACCAATAAAAATAGAAACATCATTTTGGGGCTTAGGAGCAAATGAAATAACATCTATTGATAGGTGGAATATTACATTATATGACCCTGAGCATAGAGAACAAGATGTAGAATTGACAGTAAGAAGTTTGACTGATGTTTCAACTTTATCAGAAACAAAGAAATTGCATATCAATAAAAATGATTGGGATAAATGGTCTCATTCTGTATTATTGTCGTATTCTCCAAAATTGATAAAAGGTCAAGCTATAAGATTATCTATTATAACTGATAGTGCTATTCAAAAGATAGTTCCACACGTTATGGATAATTCAGCTCCAACTACAACAAAAGCTAAGTTTGAGGTATAATAAATGAATATATGGGAAAGTATTAGTAATAGCTTGAAAGCTAGAAAAGGTGAGTTTACTGGAACTTCTGGTAATGAAAATAAAATAAATGAGAGACTTGATGAAAATGAGTCAGTAAATATCACTAATCCAACTTCTCAAAGAACATTCCATAGAGATGCCGATAGTGGGTCTTTTATTGGCCAACAAATTGATATTGGTGATACAACTATGGATGTTGATGGTGAACTTGGAGAAGTTGTATCTTCTGCTATTGAAAGTGCTAGATATGACCCCGATGATGATAGTTTGAATATTACTTATAAAGGTGGAGATAAGGAATATAAATTTCAAGCTGGTGGTTTAGAAGGTGTTGAAGGATGGGTAAATGCTCCGTCAAAAGGTCAAATTATTGAAGAATGGAGAACTACTCATAGATACCCTGGCTACTAAAAAATCTAATATATTTATAAAAGCAAAATCTAATATAAATATAAGATAATAACAGTTTTTCAGCGGCGATACCGCCTCAACTGGATTGTTATGAAAATAAAACAATTAGACCCATTAGTCGGTCGGTAGGCTAAAGGAAAAATTATGGCAGGAATTACTGCAGACACAGGTATCAAGAATATCTTGAAAGTATGGTACAAAGATGGTGTTGAAAACCTTTTGGTACCAAGAAATGACCCTCTTCTTCGTGAAGTAAAGTTCACAAAGGTTGAAGGTAAGGAACAGAGATTTGCAGCTCTCTACTCAAGAGGTGGAGCAGTTTCAGCAGATTTCTTGGTTGCAAAGGATAAGGCTGCTAGAACAGCTAAGAACGCTGAGTTCGTTGTGACTCCAGGTCAGCTCTTCTCTAGCTATGTATTCAATGCAAAAGAAGTACAGAGCTCTCTTTCAAAGAAAGGTGCTTATATGAAGATAGCTGGAAATAAGTTCTTCGCTGCTAACCAGGCATTCAGAAGTACTCTTGCAGCTTCTCTTTATGGACGTGGTTTTGGTGAAATTGGTCTTTGGACATCAGCTGCTTCTGCTGACGATATGGTAGCAAATACAGCTTATACACTCAACCTCCCACTCGATACAACTGCAAAAATCGACATTGACTCTTCAATCGTATTGAAGACAACTGTTGCTGGTGCAGAAGCTGTTGAATGTGTTGTCACAGACATCGATGAATCAAGTGGAAATGTTGTTGTTCTTCCAAAGGCAAACTATGATGTAGCAAACTCTACAACTTATGTAGTTGCTCTCAAGGGTTCTATGGACGGTGCTTCTGGCGCTGCTGGAAACCCAATTATGCCAATGGGTCTCGATGGTTGGCTTCCAATCGTAAACGGTCGTAAAGACGGTGTTGATGATACAAAATGGTCAACATATATCGGAACTACATTTATGGGTGTAAATCGTTCAGTTGCTCCTGACAGACTTGCTGGTCAGTTCTACCAAGAAACTTCAAATTCAGCTAAAAAGTCAACTACTGTACAGGCTCTTTTGAGAAAAATTAGACGTGCAGGTGGTGTACCTGATATTATCCTTTTGAACGAAGGTGATTGGTTCGCACTTGGACAGGAAATTGAGACAACAAATACTCTCTTTACTCAGACTTCTGAAAAGGGAAAGAAAAAGGCAACTATGGGATTCTCTGATTTCGCAGCTGCTTTCTCAACAAACTGGATTGACAATATTTATGACTCTCCATATGTTCCAGCTGGTAAGTTCTATATCCTTGATAAGACAGCTATTGAATATTTCGTATATACAAATGCTGACTCAGTAAAGGACGGAATTGACGGAAACAACCCTGGTAAACAGGATGTTATGGATGCTGATAACAAGGGACACGAAGATGACCCATTCAAGTTGCTTATCGACGATGTACTTTCAGTAGTACCTGGTGAAGCAACATCTGATGGTGAAAGCGTAAGAGCTTCTATCAACTTCTTTGGTTCACTTGCTGTGACAAATCCATCAGTTTGTGGTGTAGGTCTTTTCTATACTGCAACACCTGAAAAGATTTTGGGTTGGGCATAATAGATAATAGAGAATAAAAATAGCGGGCCTCAAAGAACCCGCTATAAAAATATTCATATATCTAAATAACCTCCTATTTTTAGGGCTACCTCATTCGTGGGTAGCCCTTTTTATTTATATAATTATTTCGATATTATTCTGATTATCAACCTTAGCAATTGCAAAAATATTATTACTATTTCCACAAACAGCAAATATCTTTGTACCATCAAATAATAAACCAATAGAAAATACATTCCTAACTTTTTTACCAGTTTTTATAAAAACTTCATCAAAGATTTTTTCTCTAATTATTTTGTCTACTTCCATTATATTTACTCCTTCAACTCCATTATAATAAAACAAATAAGAAGAATAAGTGTAGCTATTATTGCTCCAATAGATCCAATATAGAATAGGAATTGAGTTTCAAATAATAGACACTCAATTACACCTAGAAATCCTATACAAATAAAAAATGCATAAACACTAAATAAAATGCTAAATAATTTTTTACTCATAACTGACCTCTTTATACCAAAGACCATCGGCTTCTACTAAAACAAAGTTTTCCCATTCTGAATAATTATTGAAAATAATTTTTTTCCAAATATTATTACATTCAGCATAACTTTCAACTTCTAATAAAAGTCGCTCTTTTGTACTCATATTTAGTAATTTTATTCCATAGCCAGCTTTTGTTGTTTTATCAACCCAGTGTGTTTCAAATACCAAAGCAATATCATCTTTCTGATATACTGGCTTATCATTATAAGTTCCAACTTCTTCCCATTTGTTAGTATTATAAACTTTATTGATAATTTCTTTTGGTGAACAATAAGCAGCAGTCAAAATAAACATACCTAATAAAACTAAAATAATTCTTTTCATATTTTATTCTCCAAAAAATACCATAATAATTATATTTTTCTCACCATTTGAAGCAAGAAAAACCCATTGTACATTTTCAACTTGAAGAAAGCAATAACCATATTTTTCAGCTGTTTTTGAAGCTGTGTATAACCATTGGTTTTCTATTGGGTCAAGTTCATCAAACTTATTGAAATAAATATATGATGTAGTTTCTAAAGCATCCCAATAACCTTTGTAATAAGCTGAATAATAATCAACATCAACTTCTACTTTAGACTCTGGGTAAGAATATTCTACGCCTTTTGAAATTGTTTTTGTTTTCATTTCAGAAAAAGCTGAACCAACCATTGTAATAAGAATTGTAAGTGTGATAAGTAATTTTTTCATATGTCATAACTCCTTATGATTTATCTCTTATTTAGATAATACTTTATTTTTTATTTTTGTTCAAAAAATATTGCAAATTTGCTAAAGTTGATTTACTATGATATTTATTATAATCATAAGCAATCCAAATTGGTTTATCTTTGTGTACAGCAATATAATGATTTATAGAAAGCCATGTAATAACTTCCATATCAATTCCACTAGCTATTACTGACTCTAGTGTTAGACCAATGTCAGATGGACATCCTTTATACATACTTCTTTGAGCATTTGCTAAATTGATAAATGTCTGTAATTGTTCATTTCTTTCTTTGATTGTCAATTTGTTTTCCATTTTCTAAAACTCCTTATAGAAACGGGCTTGTATTTATCAAGCAAGTATTTCTTTTATAATATTAACATAAAGAGCGGTTTTATGACATGCTCAGGTCATCTAATTTATTCCCAAGTTTTGAGTATGCAAGTCACTGTCAACGACAGCTTTTTCAACTTGGTTATATTATAATTAGTATAAGTCTTTGAAAAGACTACTGCTTATTGTAAAAAATATAATATCAAATTTGAGTTTCTTTTTTAGGCCAAATCTCACTTACTTTTTTCCAATCAATTTGATATTGTATTGTATCAAAATGTTTATTTCTACTTTTTTCTTTTATGAGGCCTCTTTCAAGACAAAAGTTTATAAATATATCAGAAGCAGTAAATTGCAAATCATTTGCCATTCGAGCTAATGTATATCTTGGATTAGAAAAATCTACATAACTTTGAAAGTTTTCAGCAAACCAAGCATCTGAGTATTCAACATTTTTCATTTTTTCATATTCTTCTTTTGAGATATTCCAATTTCCTATCATTCTTTTACTCCTAAGTATTTTATTGTATTTTTTCTATAAAGACTCTCTATAAAATCTTTATCTTTACAATTAGTATAAAATCCATCATAAACTGAAACACAAATAAAACCAGCCTCATTCAAATCATTCATAGTAGCTAAGTTTACTGAGCCTTCTAATAAGAAAATATTTTCTTTTATTTTTTTCCAGTCACCAATTACACTCTTTATTCTCTCTTTTGTTTCTTTATACCAAGTAACAGCTTTTTCAATCCAAATATCTAAATCTTCATTTACTTTACAGTTTGATAATTTCATCAATGCTATAAATCTTTCTTGTTGGTCTTTATCCATTGCTAATCTCCAACTTTTTCTTTCTTTTCTATCTTTTGGTTTGAAATCTTTTGGTTTTGTTGCATAAATTATAGTCTTTTTTATAAAAGATTTCAATTTTCTAACATCAGAAAAATAAAGAGTCATACAAAGTAATTTGAACATTGCTCTTTCATCTTTATCTAAAAAGTCTTTATTATTGAATATTGCGTACCAGTCTTTTTCTGAGTTTGGTCTGTACTTCTTTGTATTATATGAATAGGTTATGTTATAAATAGAAGCATTTCTGTCCCATTCAATCCATTTATCTTTACCAAAGTACTCATCAAATATATCTTCACGCCATATAATAGACTTATCACTATTTCTAATAAGTTCTTCAACTTCTTGGTCAGTTTTTTCAATGTTATTCTTCTTGTTTTCTTTTTGAACTCGTTTTATTTTCTTTTTCAAACTTGGGTATTCAGAACAAATAGGCGCCCAAGCTCTTTTACCATCTTCTTCATTTGTCAAATAATATCTAAAGATAAACTCTTTATTCTTTTGTCTTGATATTTCATCAATGACATTATTCAAAAAAATGTCATTTTGAACTTTGATATTATTAGATAATATAAATTGATTAGATTGATTTATAAAGTTAGATAATAATAGTTTATATGGATTATAAGATATATTCAATAGATTATTGATATATTGTAATAATTTATGAATATTATCTTTATCAATTATATAAGTATAAGAACAACTTTCAACTTTGTCTTTATAGTATTCATAAGTATTTGAGCTGCTATAGTGTGTGAAGTCATCAACTAAAAATAGAACATTCAATGTGCGTAAATAATTGAAATAAGCTGAAAGTACATTTGGTTTTTTTATTTCTTTGAATTCGCGAACTTTGATATTATTAGATAATATAAATGTATTTAGATTGATTATATAATTATTATATAATAATAATGTAGTAGATGGTAATTGTATAGGTAATAATTTAGATTTATGATAATATAAATATGATAATATTGGATAAATTGTATGACATACTGATTTCCAAGAGCGACCAAGCTTTTCTTTTATGTATGTATCATTATAGTCTATTTTTGGGATTGATTTGATTACAGACTCTACTTTTGATTTTTCTAAAAGCTTGTTGTAATCATCTGGAATATAATTAGAATTGTTGATATTGATAAATAAATCTTCAAATGTTTTCATAAAAGCCGTTCTCCTCGGCTGTTCGATTGGGAGCTCCAACAACCGAGTCGAACAACCTTTATATTATAATTAGTACAGTCACTCAAAATAAGTTGCTGTCTATTTATATTAGGTTATATTATAATAATAACATAAACTCAAAAACTATGATCCTATAAAGTTGAGTTTATAGGCTCAATGATCCTATAAAAATTGTTATTATTTATAATAAGGTAACTAATTATATTATGACTGATTTAGAGCTCTGTAAAAATAAAGACTATTATGGAATATTTGAGCGTTATAAAATGATGTTCTACAAAGTGTGGGATACGCTTTCTCCTGTATTGAAGTTTGATGTTTGGCCAGAAGAAGATGATTTCTTTTCATTTTGTTATGAAAAAACAGTAATGGCAGTAAATAGTATCAAACCAGATAAAGTAAAGAAACCAGGCACATGGACCATCTATATTCAGTTATATCGATATATCAAGACTTATTCTCTAAGAGAAATAGAGAAAGAATATAAAAATAATGCATGCTCACTTGACTCATTTATTGAAGAAAATGATTTTGATGAAAATGCTGCTTTACATACTAATGATTATCCTGAAGTAGATATGTCTATTTTTTCAGATAAAGAGATTGAATTGATAGAGTTTTTACAATCTGGTCATAAATGGAGAGAGAAATACTCTCAATATACATATACTAAGCTGAGAGAAAGTATTACCTCTAAACTTTTGGACTAAATATATAAAGGAGATAAAAAATGATTGAAAAAATAGTTATGATTATAGGCATAATAGGAGGAATTATTTTATTAGTTATTCCTTTTATACTTAGTGATAGATGCCCTGACTGTAAAGGAAAACTTATTGATAATGCTTACGATGAAAATATTGGCAAAATTGTTTGGACTTGTACAAAATGTGGACAGCATTGGATTTTTTATTAGAATATATTGAGTTTACTTATAGATAAATAAACTAAATAATATATAAAGGAGAATAACATATGGCAAAAAAGCTAAATGCAACTCAAAAAGCTAAAAGAGATTTTCGTAATTCTAAAATATGGAGACTCTTTAGAAAAGATAAAATGAATGAGCAAAAAAACATTTGTTTTATAAGTAAACGTAAGCTTACAGGAAGATGGAACCTTCATCATAGGCTTCATTCGACTAAATATGCAGAAGAACACTATACAGATATTTCTAATCCTGAAAACTTTATTTGCTTGAATAAAAAACAACATGATTTATTACATGATCTTATTTATGGTTATGTAAAATATGGAAGAGAAGACTATTTAGAACGGCTTATGAATGAAGTAAGACTAGAAGTTGAGTTGAATAAACTCTAACTTATTTTTTTATTTGTACTAAATATAATATTATGATTACTGTAGAAAGAGATATTATAGCAGATAAAGTATACTGCGACATAAGAAATGATGGTCTTTTAGTTGGTTCTATTTCTGAAAGAAATGCCTTTCTAAATAGAATAGATGAGTTTGCGTTTATTGACAAAAAAGAAAATGCAAAAAATTATATCAAAATTATAAAGGAGAATCACTATGGTTTGTAATAAAGTACATACAATTATGGAGGAAAAGAATGACAAAAAGTCAACTTTTACAGCAAAGGATAACAATAAACAAGATTGCCCTTATGCAACAAAGAATTATAGATCTGGAAGCAGAGAACGAGAAGCTGAAAAAGTTATTGAGAGAACTTATGGAGGCTGTACAAAATAACGAAAAGAGGACTAAAGAATGAGTTGTACATTGAAAAGATTTATAGTAAATAATTTAGGTAAAAAAGTTGATTTTGATGGAACATCTGGTGCGCAGTGTGTGGATTTATATCGACAATATTGTAAAGATGTTTTAGGTATACCACAAACTCCTGCACTAGGAGTAGAAGGCGGTGCAAAAGATATTTGGGAAAAACACGGAGTATTGAAACAAAGTGAAGATTCTTTTGCTGTTGGAGATATTCTTATTTATGATAAGACTCCAACAAATAAATACGGTCACGTATGCATTTTAGCAGCTTTGTTAGACTCTCATACTTTTATTGTTTTCGAACAAAATGGATTTGACCAAAGCGGAGCTAAACTTACTGTTAGAAATACTACTAATTTATTAGGTAGTTTATATAAATAAAGGAGAATAAATATGACAGCACTAGTTTTCAAATGTAAAGACTGTGGCACAATTATGGTAGTAGACTTGAAAGACGCTTGGTGTCTAAAAAGTTGTACTAAATGTGAGTCTACTAATATTATAAACTTAGATGATGAATGGGAAACAACAGAAATTTTAGAGGAGAAAGAATAAATGTCTAGTAAAGCAAATAAAATAGCAAAACAAGCAGAAAATTATGGTAAAATGAAAAAATACACAATGTATGGTACTGTTGTCGGAAGTTGTATCGTAACTATCGGCAAATTAGCTCAAAAAACAGAAGATCAGCTTATAAAAGATTTTGACTCTTTTTCAAAGAACAATAATCCTTTATGGCAATGTAAATCAATCAAAGAGATTTGTGACTATCTTATTGACTTTTATAAAGTAGATAAAGATAAATATAAAGATCATATTGTTCTTATTTATGATGAAGAAAACTTTTATACACCAATTGTTACATTAGAATTAGAAGGTAATATTTTACCTTTAGACCCATATGGAATGACTTTAGGTATTCTAAATCATTTAGATCTTGCTACAGTGGAGTATATTTACAATGACGAAGAAAATTGTATTGAATGCTAAGTGTAAAAAAAGCGCTATTTGCGATAGAGAAGAATATTTCAAAAAGTATGGAGAATATGATAATCAAGGTTGTTTCAAAAGAATGCGACCAGGAGCTCCTTTAGTAATAAATATTGGTGGAAATTATTATTATTATGATAAACTAGTTCCTTATTTTGGATGTACTTCTTATGATGATTATAGAAGAGAACTAAAAAGTCCTTACAATAAAGGACTAGAAATGATTTTCATTTGGAGATAGTATAATGTCTAATAATTATATAATGACATCTGAACAAAATGAGGCACGTTTTCAAGAAGCATATGATGATTGGGCTAGGTCTAAAGAAAATAAAGATGTTGATATGCTAAAAAACTCATATGATACTATTTGGCTTAGTGTTCAGTTCGCTTGTGAAAATATAGCTAAAGCAATTTATACAAAAAGAAATGTTATTGTATCAAACGATGAATTGAGTGGCATTGTGATAGACTCTACAATATATGTTATGAAGTTTATAAACAAAGGAGTTAGACCAAATAAATTGTCATCATATTGTTATTTACGTGTTAGAAGATTTATAGACGAACCAAAAAAAGTATGGGCAGATAAAAATATAATTCAATTCCCAGTTGGTAAGGAAATAGAAGATGGGCGGAGTGAATAGCACAAAAGAAAATAATAAAAGTAATTTTGCAAATGATAAAGAACTTGCATCAAAAGCTGGAAAAAAGGGAGATAAAACTAAAACAGCTGTAAAACAAGCTATTACTAAATCTCCTGCTGTTGTGCAAGGAAAAGGTTCAAATAAAAGAATTACACCAGAAGTTCAAGATAAAATTAGAGAGAAACTTACTGCAGTAGACTCAAAAGGTCATACATATTTAGAGTCATTTATTGATACTTTTTTGAAAGAAGCAAAGTCAGACCCAAATAGTAGAGCTGGTATGATGTTGGCTGCTTCTGTATTCTCTGAAAACTTATTGAACCACTTAGACGAAGAAATAAATAAGCAAATGAATAGAGATGTTGCATTTGCTGAATATAATATTAGAAAAACTTTATATGATAAGCAAGCAGAAGTTTTTGATAATAACCAAGATAAAACAATTTTAGTTATAAATAGTAGACGTACTGGTAAGACTGAATTAGCTGGAAGATTAGTTGCTAAAAGAATATTGAGACCAGACCAACACGTTGTATATATCAATAGAAACTTTGATGCTGCAGTTAGACAGATACAAAAACCAACTGAAACAGCTTTAGGAGCTGCATCAGTTTCTTATACAGGAACTATAAATGGTGGAAAGATAGAGTTTGATAATGGTTCTTGGCTTCTTATAATTGGAAATAACAATGCTGCTGATATAAATAAACTCAGAGGTGAAAAAATAGCATTAGTTATTATAGATGAATGTGGACACCAAAGACATTTGAGAGAATTAGTACAAGAAGTTATTGGACCAGCAACTATTGACTATGCAGATGCACAAATAATATTTACTGGAACTCCACCAAGAACAAAAACTAATTTTATTCACGATTTATGGAATAACCCAAAAGTTAGAAAATATCACTGGACTTTTATGGACAATCCTTTTTTACCAAACAGAGATAAGGTAATTGAAGAAGCTTGTGATATGTATGGCGTATCACCAGATAGTAATTTTATTCGTAGAGAATATTTTGGTGATATGAACGCATATGACTTAGACGCTTTATATATAAAAAAATATTTCAAAGTTGATGCTCCTAAAGATAAATTATATCATTATGCTTATGTTGGTGTTGACTGGGGATATGAAGATAAAGCTGCTGTTGTTGGAATGGTAGCAGATAAAAATGAAAAGAAATTATATATTGTAAAATCTTGGTCAGAGGCTAAAAAAGGTATTGTTGAAATAAGTCAGAAAATTGTAGAAATGGTTGAATATCTAAAAAAGAATTATAAATTAGATAGAGAACCAGTAGTAATTTGTGATACAAATGAAAAAGGCCCAGCTCAAGACTTATATACAACATATCATATTCCAAATGTTTCGTTGGCTTATAAATATGATAAGGACTATGCTTTAGACCAATTATCAGACTGGTTCAATGCACAAACTATTATGGTATCAGATAATGCAGCTTCTGTTGTAGAAGATGCTGACAATATGATTTGGAAAAGAGACGAAGACACAGATAAGATATTACACGAATTAGATGATGAAGCTTATCACGGAAACTCTATGTTCGCTGTATTATATTGTTCAAGACAATTTGCTTATGATGTTATGGGTCTTATTGCAGAAAATAAACCAGCAAAAGAAATAACTACAACAAGAGAAATGTTAGAAAAAGCTGGAGAAGATACTAATTTAGGTATGGAAATAGGATTATATTAGGAGATAGATATAGTGATGAAGTTGAAAGATTGGTTTGCTGAATTGACAAATGCTAGACTAGATTTAGAAGTTGAAGAAAAGAAAATGGATGCTTTGATAAAAGAAAGTAAACAACTTAGAAAACAAAATAAGGAATTACTTTCCAAAATTGAAGTAGCTGAAAAAAGAGGCGGAGTATTACTATTATCTGAATTGAATGAAGAATTGATAGAAAAACTTCAAGAATTGACTGATGATAATGTAGTTATACTATTTTTAGAGAAAGATGGTACCAGAATTGAAATTAGACAACAAGGTATCAATTATAAAAGAAATAACGGAAATATATTTTAGGAGTAATAGATAATGAGTGAAAATTGTAATGAATGCTTGAAAGCTTGCCAAGCAAATAATAAGTTTGGTCCAGTAAAAACACCAATAAAAGGCGAAAATAGAATAAACTATTCTTTTACTATGGCTGGAATTGAGTCTTGTTCTGGTGGATGTGTTTATTGTTCGGCTGGAACAACATTAGATTATGCTATGGGTGTTGATTATACAAATGTTGCTGGCTCTCTAAAGAAAATTGATGAAAAAACATATAGTGAGTTCAAAGCAGACTTCAATAAATTAGCAGAAACAATTGAGCATAATACTCGTTTTAGAAATGCAAAAAAGCTTCAAGAAGAAAGAGGCCAACAAGCAACTGTACATATTGATATTTGGGGAGCAGACCCTGTGACCTGTCATTTAGCAACTCAGGAAGTTGTTGAGTTTGCAGAAGATTTTTTTATAAATAAACACGGAATGAAATTGGAACTATCTTCTTCAACAAATGGACTTCCACTTATGAGAAATGATATTGTAGATTATTATAGAAAACATAATATAACTTTACAGATTTCTCACGATGGTTGTGGACAGTGGATGCGTACAAAAGATATTGACCCATTATATACTCCTGGTTTTGCTGAAAATATTGCAAACTTATTTAGAGAAGGTCGTTTGAATATGATAAATGACTGTCTCAATTTCTATAATAATGATATGTTTGCTAATAAGAAATATTATGATGATTATTTCAAGTCAATAAATATGCCAATGGATAAGTTTGAAAAGTTATTCATAAAACTCAACAGAATATATGATGGTGATTATAATATTCTCAAAAAGAACGTAAAAGGTATTTTTGGTTCTGATAAAAGAGAATGGAAAGAATTGGTAAATACACCATTTGGTGATATGAGACATCATAATGCTAAAGTTCAAACTGGTAATTTAGAATTAGACCATCTTATGGCTCACGAATTAGATAATTATTTGAATGACTGGTATAAATTAGCTCTTATGATGAGAGACCCAAATGTTAGAAACAATCCAAATTGGAAACCATATTTAGGTTATATTACTGAACAGGTAAATCGTTGGAAGCCAATGAAAAATAGAGACGAAAGTCAATCTATTTGTAGAAGATTTCAAATGACTGCTGCAAAAGTTGGAGACCCAAAATATTGGTGTAAACCTAATGAGTTTGGTGAAATTGAAATGTTCGTTATTGATACAATTGGTGGTTATTGCGAATGTAATCTTATTGATAGTGAGCATCACGTAAAGAATGTTGGTTGTGCAACTGTACCAAAACAATGTCATTTGTGTAAATATTATCTTCAGTCAGAATGTCAAGGTTGTGGCTCTGAAATATTTACAGAAGACTGTGAATGGAGATATAGATGGGTTTCATTATTGGAACAAGTAAATATGCTTGATGTATTATTGAAACAAGAAAAAGATAGAGCATATATGAATGGTAAAAATGAAATGCAAAGACAAGTTTCTGAAAAGTTATTTGGTGTTTGTAATTGTAAAACTGCTCCAAATACTAAAGGTAATTTACCACCAAAAATAGAGCATTCAAATCTAATAAAATAAAAGGACATAGCTATGGGTTATTATATTTATAGAATTATAAATAATTTGAATGGTAAAACATATATAGGCCAAAAAAAGTTTACGTCTCTTCTAAAAGATGATAAATATATGGGTTCTGGTATTGCTATTAGAAAAGCAATAAAAAAGTATGGTGTAGAAAGTTTTACTAAAATAATAATTACTGCAGTTCCAACTAGGTTTGAAGCTAATGTTTTAGAAAAATACTATATAGCAAAAGAACGTAAAGAAAATAAAAACGGTTGTTATAATATTGCCTGTGGTGGCGAAGGTGGGAACACTGGTATGAGTCATTCGACTAAAGGACGTCATTGGTTTACTAATGGAGAGACAGATGTAGTTGCTTTTGAATGCCCTATAGGCTTCGAACCAGGTAGATGTAATGTATCTCCACAGACAGAAGAAAGCAACAAAAAAAGGTCTTTGAGCTTATGTGGTCGACCTCATTCAGTCGAACATAATAAAAGAGTTTCTAAAAGTCATAAAGGTAAATATCTATCAGAAGAAACTAAAAGAAAGATTGCAGAAACTACGAAAGCATCAATAAAAGAATGGTGGAGGGTAAGAAAATCGGAACACAAATAGTATTACACGAGAGAGATGATGGTTCTCAAAATAGAAAAAATGAAACAAGAAACTTAGGTTTGAAGTCTATCGTTGATAGAGAAAATACAATAGTTGCTGAATTAGTAAATGACGCTGCTAAACAAAGAGATGTTTCAGCAGATTTGATAAATACTTCTCAAAAATTGACCTCAATTCTTTCTAAACTTACTTATGTTGCTAATCAAATATATTATGTAATTGAAAATGCCTATATGGCTGATATTACTAAAACCCAAAAAATGCTAGATATAGAGGAACAAGTTCGTGATTTTTATAGGTAATGAAATTGAAAAACAAGTAGAAAATCAATCAGATATTGTTGTTGATAATACTCTAACTAAATCCGCATTAGATAGGTCAAGTCGTTCTGTTATTGATGGCTATATTGAAAAATTCAAAGCATCAAATAATACACTTGATGCACTAAAAGCTTTTCTCAATAGTATTGAAGAAACAACAGAAAATCTAAAAGAAACTCTCGAAAATCAAAGACTTTCTCTAAAAGACCAATGTGGTGATGATACTCCAGCTACAGAAGGTGGTAGACAAATATTAGACGAACTTGAAGGTATTTTAGACGATATTGAAAGTGATATTCAAGACCTTCAAAAAGATATAGAAGAAAAACAAAATTGTCTTCAGCAATGTTATGGTGGTGGACAAGGTGGACAATCTTGTACTACTACCTGCGAAATGAACTGTCAAACATCTTGTGAAAAGAGCTGTGAGACAAATTGTGAAGGTTCTTGCCAAGATACTTGTGAATTACAATGTCAAACATCTTGTGAGTCAACAATTCAAGAGTGTTCTGAAGCTTGTGAGCAAACTTGCCAATCTATTACTGAACAAGCTTGTACATCTACTTGCGAAACATATTGTCAGACTACTTGTGAAATAAATTGTGAAACTAGCTGTGAATCTACTTGTGAAGGTACTTGTCAAAATCCTTATCAAAATTGTGATATAACTTGTCAAGAAGAATGTCAGCAAGAAGTTCAAGTTTGTACATCTTGTGAAACTATTTGTCAGTCTACTTGTGAAGTTGATTGTCAAGGTGCTTGTTTAGTTGCAACTCTTGATGAAGGCTGTGGTGTTTCTCAAGCATCTTGTTGGTCTCAATGTGAAAAGTTTTGTCAAACTTCAGCTGAGTCTTTTGATTGTACATCAAACTTTCAGTCAGGCGGAGACTTATTATGTTATACAACTGGAGAATATCTTTGTTCAAACCCAGGTGAAACATTTTGTATGCAGCCAGGCGAATACTCTTGTCATGAAGTTGGAGAACAATATTGTAAACTTGTTGGAGAAGCAAACTGTGAAACTTCAGCAGAGTCTGCTTGTTATAATGTTGGAGAAACAGATTGTTTTAGACCAGGTGAAAAGTTTTGTTCATATAATGGAGAAAAGTTCTGTATTTTAGCTGGTGAAAAGTTTTGTAATGAAAATGGTGAACACCAATGTGTAGAAGCTGGAGAAGATAGCTGCTTTATGGTTGGAGAAGAATATTGTAGAGCAGCTGGACAGAAATATTGCACAATAGTTGGTGAGTTCAACTGTATTGATAATGGAGAAAAGTTCTGTATTCAACTAGGTGAAGATGAAGGTTGTAAAATAAATGGTGAAGACGAATGTATCTTTATGGGTGAAGCAAATTGTCAATACCCAGGTGAACTAAATTGTTATACTCAAGAAGAAACTGGATGTCAAACAGTATTTGAAACTGGAGATTGTATTACAGCAGCCGAAGGAAACTGGAACTTATGCCCTGGTACAGAAAATCAACCAACATATTGCTGGCAATCTTGTCCTGAAGCATATGGTGCTTGTAATATTCCTTTCAAAGATTGTGTAAATGCTGGAGATTGTCCACCTGCTTTTGGAGATGCTGCTGGATGTGGTGTTTATGAAGGCTGTGGTTATTGTGAAACTTATTGCCAAACAAACTGTGAATCTCTTTGTCAAGCTGCTTGTTTATTAGCTTGTCAAGACACTTGTGAGTCTGTATGCCAAGATACTTGCCAATTAGCTTGTCAAACAAGTTGTGAGTCTCAGTGTCAAAACTGCGGTGAGGCAGGCTTCTGTCAAGATACTTGTCAGGTTGCTTGTCAAAACTGTTTAGGAGCTACTTGTCAAACTTGTCAGTCGACTTGTGAAAGTATTTGTCAGAATTGTCAAGGAGCTACTTGTCAGACTTGTCAATCAACTTGTGAAGTTCACTGTCAATCTTCTTGTGAAAGCCACTGCCAATCTACTTGTGATTTGAATTGTCAGTCTACTTGTCAGGTAAATTGTCAATCTACTTGTGAAAAGAGCTGTCAAGACACTTGTGAAAAATCTTGTCAAGCTGCTTGTATTATGCATTGTCAGACAACTTGTGAATGGAATTGTCAAACTGTTGCTGAAACTTGTGGAGCTTGTTATGGTCCAAGTGCTCAATGTCAGTCTACTTGTGAAACTTCTTGTCAAGACACTTGTGAAAAGAACTGTCAAACTGGATGTCAGGTCACTTGTATGTCAGCAGAAGAACAATGTTATTGGCACTAATTATAATAGGAGATTATTATATATGATACACGTTGCAAGTGGATTTTTTGTTTATTTTCACGAAGGCCATAAACAATATTTGAGGTCAGTTCAGAATAAAATGAAAAAGGACGACTTCTTTATTGTTATAGTTGATAATGAACAGCAACAAATATTGAAATATGGAAAGGTAATTAGAGACCCAAAAGATATTGCTGAAGAAATTCGCCACTATCTATATAGGTCAAGTTGTGTTGTTATTTCACAATCTAATGATATTACAGTAAATGCAGATTTAGAAGAATTACACGACTGTAAATTCTATAAAGATGGTTTGGAATATGATAGAATAAACTTACCAGAAAAAGATGTTTGTGAAAAAAACAATATTGAAATAGTATTATTGAAAAATAAAAAGATTGCTTCGGCATCTAAAATATTAGGAGTTAGAAAGATATGAAAAAGAGTATTTACATTAGCGTAAGTGGTGGAACTGGATTACAACGTTCATTATGTAATATATTGGAAGAAGCACACAAGAAGTATGATAAAATTGCTGTGCTTTCTCCATATTGGGATATATTTGAAAGTTGTAAATGGGCTGATGTTGTATATAAAACAGAAGAAGGCAGAGACTTTATTCTTGATGCAAAAGCAGAAAATGCTGAAATTATAACTGGAAGAGTTTATGACCAAAATAACTTTATATACAAACGTTCAAATTATGAAGATGGCTGGAGAGAAATGTTGCATTTGAAACCAAGAGAAAATGTTGGAACTCCTGGTGAAGTAATATGTGAATTAGACCCAACAGAAAAGTTTCCAAATATCAAAAATGATTGTTTCAATGTAATAACTGATTTGAATGGTAAAGGTTATGAAAACTTTATTATTGTTCAATTTCACGGTGGACAATCTCCATTAGCTGAATGCAGTCAACAATATGATGAAAATAATGAGCCATTACAGAGACATTATCCTAGTAAATTAGCCCAAGAGTTTATCACTAAGTTTAGAGAAGAACATCCAAAAATTGCTGTAATAAATTATACACTTCCAAATGAGCCACATTATGAAGGTGCAGAACATTATAATATCCCATATTTATCATATGTTGAATTGGCTAAAAATAACAAATGTATTGGTTTTGTTTCTATTGATAGCTCACTTCAACACCTTATATCTGGTATAAAGCCAGGTGTAGTAATTTGGGGACATTCATTACCAGATGCTTTTGGATATAAATGTAATAAAAATATAATTCAGAAATGTAGGAGAGACGATATATTATATATGAACTTATTAGGACCAAGTGGTGCTAAAATAGAATATATAAAACCTATGGAGTTGTTAGATATTGTGAATAAAAATCTAATAATATAAAAGGAAAACGCGTTATGAGAGAAATATTTCCCGACAAAAATTACACTAGTTTAGCTGGAGAAAATAACAATCTTGCTACAAAAGATGATTTGATACCAATTGTAAACCAGCTAAATGAAACAAAACAAGCATTAGAAGTGTTAGAGTCTCAATTTGACGAATATAAAGAAGGTCAAGAAACTTCCATAAATACTTCTGTTTTGAATGCAATTACTGCTGCTATTTCTACAATAAATGCTACTTTAGCCAATTTAGAAACTGCTGAGGTAGATAATCTTACTGTAAATGGCTTAGCACAATTGACAAATCTTACAACTCAGATAGCAACAATTACAACTTCTTTGACAGTTCCAGCCGCTACTATAAATAATCTTTCATCATTAGAGATTACAGCATTAGTTGGTAATATTGGAACTCTTTCTGCAGACACAGCTGCAATTGGAGAATTTGCTGTTGAAAACTTTGCTATTCAAAATGCTACAATCAGTAATAAAACAACTACAAAAGACTTAGAAGCTGAAACTGCTACAATTGACGGAATATCTGCTAAAAATATTACTGCTGATACAAAAATTACAACAGATACATTAGAAGCAGATAGTGCTGAAATAGATGGTATTGTTTCAGAAGAAATTACAGTAGAAAACATCGCTTGGGGCGGAAGTGTTCTTATTTCAGATGTAGAAAGTTTCTTCTTGGAAATACCTCATTTTGAAAATGGTCAATATTATTTACAATTGATAAATAATTCTGTACCATTTGCAACAATCGAAATATTCAATTCAGTAGATAACTATTTTGTTAGATGGTCTCAGTCTGCTTCTGGTAATATTCAAAAGATATACAGATATGGAACAGGAACATCTGCACAACTTTATATAGAATTCTCAAATGAAAGTGGTGATGCACTTACAATGAAGTATGGAACTAATTCTGCAACACCAAATCTTCCTGCACCAGAATCATATACAACTTTACCAATTACACCAGATGTAGAATATATAGTTTCTTATAAAGATGGTAGTAAGTTCTTCAAAAACGTAGACTTGGCTACTTCAGGTTCAACTGTTGGTGTTTTACGTGGTTTGAACTCAGATGACTGGGAAGATGCTGTTGACTGGCAATATGAACTTACAGACGATGTTGATGCTGTTATTTATAAGCCAGACCAGTCAGTAAATACAGATGATGATGTTGACTTCCACGAAGTAGATGCTACAAATATAAATGCAAGAGATATTGGTACAAGAAACTTCAAGGCTACAGAATTATATACTCCATCAACTGCAGGTTTAGCTGGTCTTGATGATGGTGCAATAGTTATACTCAGAGATTCATCAACTGCAGCTTCACCTCAAAACTCTACAGCATATATAAAAAGAACAATAAATAATACTCCAGTATTATTCAAAATTTTGGTAGGAAAAGATTTACCAAATGCAGTTAGTAATAAACCTCTTATTTGGAGCCCAACTGATAATGCTCTTGTTGAGGCAACTGATATTTCTATTACAGGAGATATTTCTGCAAATGATATTTCTACTAGTGGAGATATAACTGTTGCTGGAGATGCTACAATAACTGGAGATATATCAGCTACAAATGCTGAATTAGATACTTTAGACGTTGCACACGATACAGTAATTCACGGAGACTTATGGGTTGACGGAACTACTCATACAACTACTGAGGAGTCTATTTCAACTTCTTCTGATGTTGTAGTATTGAGACAAAATAATAATACCACATTAGGTGCTACCTATGCTGGTATGTTGATAAATAAATATGACGGAACACACGACTTAGCATTAGTCACAGACTCTGATGGTACTTTGAGAGTTGGAACTGGAACTGGTGCTAATACAACATATTCAAATATTTACTGGGACGATGATACATCTAAATGGTATAGTGATGCTGCTCTTACAACTGAAGTTTCACCAGTTGGAACTCTTACTTCTTGGCAATCATTAGAAGTTTTAGGAGATGTAAAACATTATACAAATGCAGTATTTACAGTAATAAACTTTACTGGTTTAGTTCCTGTATTGGCTAGAGATGAAGATACTAATATGACAGACCAGGCTCTTATGAAATGGGATGCAACTTCCTATACTGCAAAAACAATTCCTGCTCCTACAGCAGATGGTCAGTTATTAGTAAATAGAGTCGTAAATAATGCAAATACATATGCTTGGGAGTCAATTCCTACAAATTATGTATTCGCTACAATGGCTGATTATACAGCAGTTGCAAGTACTATTCCAAATGGTTCAACTGTTGTTATTCAGAATGAAGATACATTTATAGTTGGAGCTGCTCAGTAAAATGAAGCAATATGTAAAAGTAAATGGAAACTTATCACCTATAAATAATTTCTCAGCAAAGGTATATCCTACTATCACAGCAATGAATACTGATATATCAAATATTGCTGAGAATGAAATAGTATTTATTATTACAGGTGGTATGTATAAAAAAGAGCAAAATAGTATGGTCAGAAAAGACGCTGAACCAATAATCTCTGGTGCCGTTGGGGATATTATTACCTATATTGGAACTACAAACCCTGACCCAGATAAATATTTATTGTGTAATGGTGCAACTTTTGATACAACTGTTTGGCCTGAATTATATCAAGCTTTAGGAGTTGCAAGAGTACCTTCTTTGGCTGATATGGCTTTGAAAGGCGCAGGTGAAAACTCTGGTCTTACAAACCATTATGCCTTATGTTTATGCTGTCAACATTCTTATGCTTTACCAAATCATAGACATACAGTCACAGATAAAATGCACACTCACGTTGTAAATAACTGTTATCACTGCCATCATATTCTTGGTGGTACTTGTACAAAAACACAAAACTGGTGTAAAGCAAGCAATACTGGTGATACTTCTCAAAACTTCGGTGGTTGTTATACTTCGATTGACTTTTGCTCGTTGACAACAAATCCAATTTCTGTTTGTTCTTGGCCAGTTGGCTTCACTCTTTGTTGTGATGTAGAAGGTGCTAGAATGACTGGTGGAGCTAAAGGAAAAACAATAGCGGTTAGGTATTATATAAGAGGTAAGTTATAATGAAAAAGTATATAAAACAAAATAATACACTTTCACCAATTGTACCTGAAATGAGAGTACTTTCAGCTACCTCTGATATTCAAACAAATGAGATAGCATTAGTAAAAAATAAAGGCTTATATTATAAAGATGCTCAAAATACTTTACATACTGTAGTTCAACATATAAAAGGTGGAGATACTCCAGTAGGTACAATAAAATATTTTTATGGAGATACAATACCAAGTGGCTATTTAGAGTGTAATGGTGCTACATTCTCTGCTTCTTCTTATCCTGAGTTGTATGATGTTTTAGGAAGTACAACTTTACCAGACTTTAGAGAATGTTATGCAGTTGGATATGGTGGTTCTTCTGGTCCAGTTGGAAGTTTTTCAGACGACTCAATATTTCCACATCAACATAGCTATTCCGTTGGAACTCATTCCCATACAGCTATACAGGGTACTCATTGTCACGGTTCTCTAAAAGTATGTTTGAGAAATAGGTGTCTTGGTGGTTCTGGTACTTGTAATATCATACAATCTTGTTTGTGTACTGACACTTCTTGTATAGGTGTTCAAAATACTTGTTCTGGTAGCTTTGTTGCAACTATACAGTCAACTTCTTCTATCAATGTCACAATTGATGACGCAGTAGTATTTAGTACTTGTCCACTTACTGTAGACGATGTATCAAACCCTTTTGAAATAGGCGTTAGAGTTCTAATATTTGCAGGGGTATAATTGAAATGAAAGAATATAGAAAACTAAATAGTAATTTATATAGTGAGTCTTTGAAACTAAAATACTTACAAGCATTACCTGCGCAGCCTTCAGATGATTTAGTATTTATTGAAGGTGATGGCTTTTATATATATCAGAATAATGCTTGGACTAAAGTATTGAATGTCACACCACCAAGCGGAAACTCTGAAACATTTATTGGTGAAATAAAACCTATGATTACTACACCAAATAGTGATTGGTTATTATGTGATGGTAGTTCATTTGACCAGCAGGAATATCCTGAGTTGTATACTTTATTAGGTAATACAACATATGTACCTGATTTGAGAGAAGCAATTTTGGCAGGTGTTGGTACTAATACTACCTATACTATTGCTGCACATAATCCAATTCAGTGTGTTGGAGATTTATTACCAGCCAAAATGCAAAATCACTGTCATAATTGTGTAATATGTAGCCATACTCACGGTTTGACAGGGGACGCTAACCATTACCATTACTGTACACCATATGCTGGACTTTCTAATTTAGTAGGTTCTGGTATATTTTCAGTTTGTTGTGGAACTGTATTTACACAGCAAATTGATTGTACAACAAACTCTGCAAGATATTGTCTATCTTTAGCTTGTAATTGTTCTAATATTTTTGTAGGTAATATTTGCGTTTCTGGTTCTGATTTACGTTCTCCAACAGAAGGTATTTTAGTTAGAAGCTATGGCGTAAATTTTTATATAAAAGGAAGATAAAGGAGTCTTTGAGAAATGAAAGATATTCAAATTGAACCAATACCAGGAGGTACAGTTTTCAAAACTTCTCCTGTAAAAATTGTTGAATCTACTAAAAAGCAAGGCGGTAAGCTTTCTTTTGCAACAAGAGTAGATACTGGATTCATATTCAATATTACAAGTGAAAGTGAAAATATTGGAAAGTTTATTGGATTAGATGTTGACCCACAAACAAATATTTTGACTATTTACTTTGAAAAGAAAGATAGTGAATTAGAGAAAGAATTAGCACACGAGATGAGGTAAAGAAAAATGCCACAATGGATTAGTGATTTGATTTACCTTATTCCGTTAGCTGCTATTATTTGGAAAGGGGCTCTTATGGCTGCGCAGATAAAAGAAAACCAAAAAGATATAGATGAATTGAAAAGATTGACTGGTGAACAAAATAAACAAATACTAGAAAGTCTAAATACTCTCAACGCTTCTATAACTGAAATAAAGGTAGACTTAGCAGAAATAAAAGCAAAAAGAGGCAGTAAAGATGAATAGGAAACTAAAGTCAGTAAAGACTTGGGTAGTTATTTGGTCTTTGGGACTTATAACATATATTGTGGTTGCAGGAAAAGTTGATTTTATTCAGTTGGCTATTTTATTAGCAACAATACCATTAGCTTATGTTCCTTGCAATGTATATCAGAAAAAAATAGAAAATATTGGAGATAAAAACAATGAGTAGAAAATTATTCAATTTGATTTCAACAATCATTACTTGTGTTTCAATGGCTGCAATAGCTTTTGTGACTTATTTCAACCCTGGTCCTGCAGAAGCAATCAATTCTAGTATTGCAATTGCAGAAGGTGCTGCTATAGCAATTTGTAGCAATTTTGTAAAGGAGATGTAAATAAATGTCTAATTATTTTTACGATACTAATTTAGTTATTACAAAGTTCAATATTGCCAAAGATGGTGAATTGAAAGACCTTGAAATAAATGGTCAGAATATTGAATTAGGTGGTGAGGTTCCAACAGATAAGAAATTATATGCTTGGAAATATTCTAGCAGCTATATTTATACTCAGGTAGTTCCAACAGCTGCAGGAAGTGTAGATATTATTACTACACCTGTTTTAGATGATGCAACTGGAACATATGGAACTGGTTCAGAAGAACAGACACACGATATTTGGAAAATTGGTACAACTTTCTATAATAGCGATTTGTCTACAGGAACTGCTCCAGCTGGAAGTGCTGGTACACCAGTTGACTTAGGTGATGTAGTTATTGCTTCTGATGATAAGTGGTATATGAAAGATTCTAGCTCTTGGTATGAAGTTGTAGAATTAGAAACTGACCAGGCTGTATTATCTTCTGATGCTGTATCTGATGAAACATTATTAGCTGAACTTGAAGCTGCAACTGCTGCTGAATTGGATTATGTAGAATATACAGAAGCTGCTGTACCTGCTGGTATTACTTATTCTGGTAATATCTATGAAAGATATACAACAGGTGATTATACAGTAGAGTAATAAATAATAATATTATTGAAAGAATATAATAATACAATAGTAAACATATTCAATTTATTCTTTCAATAATAACAAATGATACACTTTTTGAGGTAATAATGTGGAAAAGAAGCATTTTATTTTTAGTTGTATTTTGTTGTTCTTTTTGGCTATTTTCTCAGCAGTATGCGTCACCTTATACACCAACGTACGAGAAGTTGACGAACTTAGAAGAACTAATGACACAATTAGAACAGAACTCACTAGAGCAACAGAAACAAATAGAGAACTTACAGAACAACTTAGAGATTGTACAAAACGAGTTGAACAATGCCAATTCATATTGTCAGACCTTGACGGAATCACTAACACAAATATCAGAACAATACGAGAAGCAATTGATATTATCGAAGAAACAAGATATGAGATTGCGTGTTTATCGTATTACCTTGGCGGTGTCGATACCGATAGCTATTACGAGTGGCTTGATAATTGGCTTGAAGCTCAAGGGGTAGAGGTTATAAAATGACTGGAACTGGAATGAATGTAATTACAAATGATAATATTGGTTCTTATAATGTTGCTGTAAATGCAATAAATAAAAACCAAAAAACAAATGTAATAAAATTGGAAAGAGCTCTTTCAGTTGCAACTAGTAATAATGAGAAATTGAATGATGCAATTTCTGATATTCAAAGAAATATTATAAACTTGAAAAATCAGGTGTTTGTAAATCAAGCACTTATTGATAATTGGGATATTACTGGAAACTATGTTTTTCCAACTAATATTTTAGACTAAAATCTAATAAATTATATAAGGAAACAAACGATATGACATTAGAAGAATTAGAAGCAAAGGTCAGCGACCTTTCAGACAAACTTGATACCATTTTGAAAACTGCTGCAGACTCAGAAGCTAATTTCAAACACGAGAAAGGACTTGAAGAGTTTACATCAAGAAATGGTGAAACACTTGGAAAGTATGCAGAAACTATGAAGAAACTCAATGGTGATGATTTTGATATTTATTCTGCTGCTTTTGACGAATACAATAATGACTTCTCTGATATTGAAGAAGCAACTTATGTAGCTCAGTTAGTTTCAGAAATTGATAACAAGATTGCTAAACTCAAAGAAGCTTTAGGTGAAGACCACGTTATGGTTGAGTCTGATGGTGATGAAACAAAAGTTGAAACTCACGACGAAGTAATTGAAACTGAAGCAGAAGATGCTGAAGAAAAAGATGAAGAGTCAACTGAAGAAGAAAAGTCAGACGAAGAAGAGTCAGATGATGAAGAAGAAACTGACGAAGAAGCGGAGTTTGTAAAGGAACTTGAAGAAGAGTACGAAAAATATAATAAATAAGGGGAGATATTGATATGGAGTTCAAAAATTATCAAGAAGCTCTTGCTTATGCAAATGGACAAGTTCCAGCAACACCAGAACAGATTCAAGCTGCAAAAGATTGGTTAGACTCACCAGAAGGTAGGGCTGCTGCTCAAGAAGCAAATACAGCTAAACCTTTATCAAAGTCTGAAGCAGAAAAGTCTGCTTCTGAAAAGTCTATGGAAAGACTACAAAAACAAGTTGCTAATAGTCCTGCTGTTCAAGCCGCAGAAAAAGCTGGTGAAAAAGCAAAAGAAGCAATTGAAAATCCACCAGAAAAAAATGAATTTGGTTTGAAAAAGAATTTACAAAAATCAGAAGATAACGTAAATAAAATGATAGAAAAGGGCGACTATACTGCTAAAGGTGATGAATTGAGAGATGTTCTCACTAATGCACCAGGTGGTGGAGCAGTTGAAGGTCAGGCAACTAAACCAGGAGAAGCTGCTATGGATAAATTAGAAGAAGAAGGTAAATTACCAGAAGAAGAAACAGAAGAAACAGTTATTTCTACAGGAGAAGTTGTTCCAAATGTTTCTGAAAATGATGTAATGGCAGCTAAAGATATTACAATGGCTGCAGAACAAGGCGACCTCTCAAAGAAAGATAAGAAAATGTATGATGCATCTACAATGTCAATTTGGGATGCTTATAACAGAGGACTTATCTCAAAAGAAGCAGCTGGATATTTTACAATTGATGCTTTAGCAACTTTAGCAACAAATCTTGGAAAAGGAATTGGAAATGTTGGAGCTCAATACTCTGGTGGAACTATAGATAATTCAAAAGAACAGTCTATGTGGGATAAGAGAAAAGACCAGATATTCAGTGAAGAAGTTCAAATTGAAAAAGAAGGTATGGAAGGTCCAGCTGGAAGAAAAGCTAAGTCAGAAACTGAAGGTATTACAGCTCAACAGCTTGCAAATGCTCGAACTGCTATTACTAATGAATACACAAGAGACCAAGTTGAAGCTCAGACTGCAATGCTTAGAAAAGAACTTGAAATGGCTGGTATCAATATTGATATGGCTAATTCTAAAAAGGCTGTTATCGACTATATCAAGTCAAAAGACGGCTGGGAGTCAAATCCATATTACATTTATTTGGTTTCTTCATTAGCACAGAGTGGAGTACAAGGAACAGTTGGTACAGCTGCCGATGCTATTGGAAGTGTAGTTGACTTGTTCAAATAATTGGAGATAGAATAAATGAAGGTTGGATGTTTAGACAAACCTTTACCAATGGAGCTGGAAGATTTAGGAAATGGTTTCTTCAATCTCTATGCTCCTGGTAATATTGATTATAAGTTTATAGAAGATAATCTCATTACAAACCCAAAAGAAGGTTGTAAATATATAACTATTTATTGTGAAGATGAACCAGAGAGATATAAAGAACTTATCAAAACTTGGTGTAAGAAACACAATAAAAGATGGTCTAGATTTGATAATGACGGTTTTGTTTTCTATTTAGTGGAGATTTCAAATGGCTAAAGCAGGAAAAAAGATAAAAGAAGGCGCAGAATGGGTTGGCGATAAGGTCACTGATGCAGCTGTTTGGGTTATCGAGCATACTATGCCTGGTACTGCAAAAACTATAAAAGAAAAAGTTGCAGAAGAAGCTAAAAAGAACATTGACGAAAATGAAGAAATGACCGACGAAGAAAAGCAGGCTCGTAAAAATGCAATTGATGAAATTGCTAACGACCCTTATTCTGGTACAAAAATAACTAAAACAAATGAAGGTGGTGTAAAAGGTATTGAAGACGACCCAATTTCTGCTTTAGAGAAAGCTGGATATGGACCAGAAGGTGGTTATGAAGCAGGGTTTACAACTGCTAGAAAGTCTGGTGAAAATAGAATTGCGTCAGAACAAGAACAAGCTCAAACTCAAGAAGCAAGAGACGCCAGAGAAGCAGCATCAGCAACAGAAGATGTTTCTAGGAGAGCTGCTTATGATGCTGCTAGAAATACTGGAGCAAATAGAGCTGCTTCTTCTGCAATTGGTGGTTCAAATACGCCAGCTGTTGGAACTCAAATGCAATCAGCTTTGAGAAATGCTGGTTCTTCTACTCAAAATGATTATCTAGCAAAAATGGGATATGCAAATGCAGCTGAAATGGAAGCAGCTAATAAACAGAAAGGAGCATTCCTTGCTGGATTAGGTGGAATATTCCAAGGTGCTGGTACAGGTGCACAGACTGGAATGAGTTTAGCAGGAGTCGGACAATAATGAATAAGCAAGATATAATTTATAATATAGATAGACTAGAAGCATTTTATGGTGCTTACAAAAGTAAATGTCTTCGTAATTTGAGACTCTTTACTTATTCTTCTACTGTGACTTTAGATTTATCAGAAAGTGAAGTAGTTGGATATTATCAAAAAGGAACTTTCAATATTGAAGATGATACAACTTCTTCTATTCAAGAAAATGTTATCGCTTCTTGTATTGAAACACTTACTAGTAAAATAGCTTCTCAAAAAGTTAGACCATTTTTCAATACAGTAAATGGTACATTCAAAGAAATGCAGATTGCTAGACAAGCACAGACTTTCTTTGACCAATTATATGAAGAAAATAATGTAAATAATGTTATAACAAACGCATTCAAATCTGGTTGTATTTTTGATAAGGGTATTGTAAAGATTTCTGATGAAGGTATTACAAATAGATTACCTTGGAATGTTTATGTTGACCCGAGAGAAGTTTCATATAAACAAATAACAATGGTGGCCGAAAGATTACCAAAAACACCTGGTCGTTTATTGAAAATAAAATATGGAATTGAGAAAGGTGTTGATTTCAATTTAGACTATACAGTTTATGAATACTATGATGTTTTAGAACATAAAAAAGCAATTTATGTAAGAGAACTTGATTTAGTAAAAGTTTCTGAATATACACCAAATATTATTCCTTATCTTTTCATATATTATACTGACCCAGTAAAGGGTAATACATCTCAGTCAGTTGTTGACCAGTTATATGGTATTCAAATGCAAATTGACGAGATTTTATCTGTTATAAAAGATAGTGTACAAATGAACCCAGGTATGACATTATTGGTACCAAGAAGCTCAAATATCAAAACAAATATGCTATCAAACAGAACTGGACAGATTATTCAGTATGACCCAGTTCCTGGTCAGACAGCTTCTCCAATTACCTATGCAACTTCTGATATTATTTCAGCACAGTTTATACAATTATTGGATAAGTTGAAGAACGATGCTTATGAAATTGTTGGTATTTCTCAATTATCTGCTACATCTCAAAAACCAGAAGGTCTCAATTCTGGTGTTGCTTTGTCAACAATGGAAGATATAGAAAGTGATAGATTTGAGGTCCAACTCAATAATGTTATAAGATTATATGTAGACGTAGCAAAAGCTTGTTTAGATATTTTCCCACCAGAAGAAGATATTTTGCCAATGGATATTACCAGAGCAAATATAAAATGGGCTGATATTGTTGAAGCAAGAAATAATATGAAAATACAGTTCTCTGCTGCACAATCATTATCAAAAGACCCAAGTGAGAAATTGAAACAATTGACAGCTTTAGCACAGGCAGGAATTATTCCACAATCTCATATTGCAAGCCTTATGGAATTACCAGACTTACAATCAGGCTATAATGTTGCTAATAACGCTTTCAATGCTGTATATACATTTATTGATGATGTTATGAAGTATGGAATACCTGATTTTATTCCTGAGTATTTACCAACAGATAAGGGCGGATTGTTGGAAACTGAAATTGTAAATACAATGCTATCATTAGCAATAAAACCTATTGATAATGAAAGAGAAATAAATACGTTGAAGCAATTGTTGGCTAAAATACAAGAAGTTCAGTTGAATAGTCAGACAAATGCTGAAATGATGGCTGTACAGCAACTTAGTTCAGAATTAGCTCAACAGATGCCAAAAATTCAGGCTGATGCAGCTGCTGCTGTTCAACAAGTTATGGAACAACCATCTGGTGAGGTAGGAGCGACAGAATAATGAAAATTGGTGATGAAGAAATAACAAGAGATATGATGCCAGCTCAGATACAATGGCAACAGGCAAACCCTGACCATATTCGTCAAACAATACAAGATGTATTGAGACAGAACTTGGGACAAGCATTACAAATGCCACAGGGTGAAATACCACAGCAAGGTTCTATGGAACAAGGAAGTCAGCAATGGCAGTAAACGCAGTAGAAAATAGAATTACGGCCTCAAAGTTAGTTAGAAGGTCATTACAAATTGCAGATATAGCAAATACAGATTTTCTCAATTATGAAGAGCTTACAGAATATCTCAATAGCTCTTTCAAAAATGTTTATCAGACAATTATAAACTATAATTTGAATGTATTTACTGTTGATGCAAACTTAGTTGGAGCTGGTGGTATTTATAAATTACCTTGGGATTGTTATCAAATAAAGAGTGTAAAAAATCCATATACTGGTAGAGAAATACCAAGAAAGGCCGATAGTGAAAGTGCTTTAGGTGGAAATTATGAAATTGTAAATGATACAATTAGATTAGGACCATCTGTTGGCCCAGTAGTTATTACCTATTGGAGAAAACCATTTTTACTCACTTTCCCAAATAAAACAATTGATACAAATGCAGTATTTGAAGATATTTTAGACTATTGTAAAAACTCATTATTGTGTGTGAATAATGGAACATTCTATATCTATAATTGTCTTACTGATAATAAGTTAGAAATAGAAAGCACAGAATTGATTTATAATAACTCTAATGAGTATTATTTAGGAAATAATTTTATATTGGAAGAAACTGCTTCTGCTATAAATGCTTATACTCTTTCTGGTAAATTATTATTTTCTGATAGTATTACAGTCGACAATATCATAAAAGCTGATGATGGTATGTTATATTATGTAATTCAAGATGATGAAGACGACTTATATTATATTTACAAACCTCATACTGCAGGAAAGTTTTATGATGTAGGATTTGAAACAAAATATATTGTAAAAATTGATGGTAATTTCTATGAAGTTCCACAAGGTGCTGCACCATTTGGTATATTTGATAATAGACCAGCTTATATCTTAGGTAATGCATTATATCTTATGTTAGAAAATGGACAGACTATAAAAGAAGAAGTTGATATACCAACTATTGGTTCAACAATTCCTTTACAATATGGTTATCTTACATTTGACGGTAAATTATATTCTAATATACCAGATACTTGGTTAGATTTTCCTAATAATATTTATTATGATGTTATATCATATGACTTGGCTATTCGTTTCTTGTGTAAACAAAATGCCGATAGTTCAGGTGTTGAAAATCTAAATTTGAATGCTTGGAACCAGCTTACTTCTGGTATTGACCAAAGTGCTGACTATCCAAGAATAAAATTGGTTAGGAGATAAAATAAATGTTTGGATTAGTAATTGCAACAGTAGCTGGTGCAGTTATAGGTGGAGCTGTTCAAGGTGCAACTGCTTATAAAAATGCAATGGACAATGCAAAAGCCTATAAGAAAGCTGCTAAAGATATAAAAGAAGCCACTGAAAAATATAGTGGAAAAGAAGGCTATAATAAAATGGTGCAAGAAGGTATGGACTATGCCTATGATATGGGAACTGCTGCTGGAAATGAAGCTTTAGCATTCCAATATTCACCAGAAAACCCAGGTTCTACCGGAGCTGGGACTGCTAGTCAAGCTGCACAAAATGCTGAAAATGTTGCTGATACTGCTTCAATGTCTGCTCTTTCTGGTTTCAACCAAGGAATGGCAAATCAGCAAGCAAGAAATGAAGCATTATATAACAAAGAAACAACTCAAGCTCAGCAAGCTCTCAAACAAGCAAATATTGATTATAATGTAGCAAATCAGACAGCTCAATTAGGTATGGATGCAGTCTCTGGTATTTTGAATACAGGAAGTAATATTATACCAAGAGGTAATTCTAATAGAGTTGTAAATGGAAAAAGGGGTAGACCAGTTTCAAAAAATACTGGAAACCCTTATATGGAGTAATAGATTATGAACGAATGGTATGATAGCTTAGAAGAAAAAGAAGATAATAATATTTTACCAGATGAACAATTACAAGAACCATTATATCAAGGTTGGGAAGATGAGCAGGATTTACAACAAGCTCTTCCCAACTACAAAGATTATAAATGGTATAAAACACCTGGTGAAAATCCATATATGTTCTCATTAGGTGAGCAAATGGAAACTGCTTTGAATGCTGGAGATAGTTCTCAAGTAGAAAATATTATTGAACAAAACCCAGAAGAAGCAAAAGAAACACTCAATCAAGTTGTTGAAGCTGATAATGGAATTGAAAAGTCAGAAGTTGAACCTCTTATGCAGGAAGTTGAACAATTATCTGATAGTGATAAATCTAATGATGAAGTTTCAAATGAAGCTATTGAAGAAGCAACCGATGATATAAAAAAAGATAAAAAAATTGGTTCATTTTTGATAGACTTACCAGAATATGAAAATATGTCAGTTGATGAAATTGAAGAAGCTGATAGAAAAGCAATGGCTGGTGAAGCTCCATATATGGAAGTAAATTATTTAGAAGATATTGGACTTACAGAAGAAGATTTAGCAGACTTCCCAACTGAACTACCAGAACTCACTGACGAACAAAAAGAAGAAATTAGAAATGAGCCTGATAAAGAAAAGAAGTTGGATAAACTTAGAGAGTTTGCTGCTTCATTTGCTTCTTTATCAAATGGCGATATGTCAACTGAAAATGTTGGTGGAATTGGAAATGACGCTATTGATAACATATCTGCTTCTCCTATTTCTGGTACTGATACTTCTGTGGAAAATAATATAGATAATACAATAAATAGTGGTGTTTCTCCTATTGACCCATCTTTTAGTGGTGGTGGAAGTGCTGGAGTAAATACAGCTGGTATTGATGTTGATATTGAAGCAGAAGAAAAAGATAATTCTTCAAATGCTGGTGGTGGTGATGTAAATACCGAAGTTAGCGAAAGAGATAGTAATACAGCTTCTATGAATGGAGCAAATGTAAACGAAGGTATTGATAATACTTTTGATAACTTATCTTTCAAAGAAACAGACCACGAAAGTAATATAAAAACAAATGAACAATTTGAATTAGGTGGAGAAGAAGGTCATACTGCAAAACCTAATAAAGAGAAACTCCCAAATTTGAAAGGTGGTGAAAAGTCTGATATTAGTGCAATAAAAGAAAGAATTATTGAAGACTCTGCTACTTGGAATAGTGATAATTCTGGTAGTAAATATCTCCCATTCAAGTTTATTGTAAATGGCGATAAAGTAGAAGTTTCTCAAGTTGGTACAGCAAGAAAAGAAGCATTAGAACAATTCATAAAAGACGAACCTCACTCACTTAGAAAAATTGTCTCTCTTTTCTTGTAATAATCTAATAAAATAAAAGGATAATTACAAATGGCAAATAGTAAAGCACAAAGAGCAGAAATTGTCTTTCCACCATTACTCAATTTACAAGAAGATAGACCAAAAGTTGCATCAGATTTCCGTTCAGTAGAACATATCAATGCTCCATATATAAACGGAATGTTGATGCCATTATGGAAAGATACATATAAGTATACAAATAAACCTGTTTTTGACTATAAAAATAATCGTTATGAAATAATTGATGGCTTTCTCACAAAAAATGGTAATAATTTATTTGCTGTTGATAATTACCATTTCAAAAAAGAAGATGTGACAGAAGAATATCAGAATTATCTCGCTTTTGATTTCAGCAATGACGGAAAATTAGCTAAATTAGAATGGGAAACTGGTACAAATAGTATTTCATTATCTTTCAATGGAACAACACTCACAGAAAGCAATTTGTTCGTAAATGGTGTAATTCTTACATCAAGAGTTAGAGTTATTGGAAATACCGCTATTGGTGTAGTAGTATATGAAGTAGCTAATTCTCTATATATGTTATATATGAATACTTCTGCTAATAGAAAGCAGAAGGTTTCTGTGACCTGGTGTACAATTACCCCACAAACATCAACTGGAAATGCTTTTGTTCCAACAGCAATTACAATAAAAAATCCGTCTCCAATTATAAATATTGCAAACCCACTTACAAATGTAATTGGTGTTTCATTAGTTTCTAACTATGGAGAGGTTTTATATACTCGTAAAGAAGGTTATTTCACTTTTGTTGATAATAATGGTTCTTATCTCTATGGAACTGGTTGGTATGCTGCTGCGGGTTCTTCAACTGAAACAATTCAGAATTACCAATTTACAAACTTCTTATTCTCTGTTGGTTATAATTCTACTCCAACAAATATTTCAGTATATCAAAGAGATGGTACCTGGTATTATGCAGCTGACCCAACAACTGAAGTTCCAAATAGTGATGATATATCATTTTCACCTTCTATTACTAGTCAAACAATAACTTATGAAGGTGTGCAATATTATGTTTATATTGCAACAAAATACTCAAATAGAACACAATTCAACTCATTTATTGATGATTTACATTCTCATAGTGCTTCTATTTCTGTAAAAATAAATGGTACAACTTATTCTGATGATTATGACTCTTCAACAAGAGAAGCATCTATTGATGTTTCTTCTGATAGTTGGATAAGACAGAATAATGCTCCAACAAATGTAGTTATTACCTATAATGGAAATACTTATAATGTTGATAGTATCAATAAACAATATACAATAACTGAAACTCTTACTCCAACAACACAAACTGCTGCATATTCAGTAGCTCCAAATGTGTTCTTGGATAATGGTAATTTATATGCTTGGTATACAATACCAGAAGCTGCTCATACATCTGGTTCTCAACCAATA